CCACTGTGCCATAAACAGTCTTCAACCCATGAAAGCATACTGGTGTTTAATCTTTTTTTATTTTTTACTTTAATTCCAGACTCTTCTTTATTTAATTTGTAAATTTTTTGAACTAGGGCACCAGGATATTCTCCCTGCAAATCTTCAGTGAGTTCTTTTTCTGTTGGGATACTTTCTCTAGTGGTTGATAAATCCATACGATAGAGTTTTCCTTCCCACACTACATCAGCACCAAATTCCTCTTCAGTAGATTGTTGAAGATCATCAGTGTCGATTGTAATTGTTATTTTTCCTTCTGATATAAACTCTTTAAAATCTTTCATTGTTCAGCAATTCCAGGCTCTTAGGGACTTATTGATTCTGCTATCGGGATCGTTAGCAGTCTTGGCAGAAGTGAGTTTTTTCTTCATACCTTTCATTCTTGCACAGAATGATGCTCTTCTCTTATTACCTTTTTTCTTAGAAGGTGCTTTTAGATCAGAACCAGGATTCTCTCTTTCGTAGGACTTACGTCCTTTTTCATTGAGTCCACCTTCTTTATTCTTACCTGCTTTCTTAGTCCATGCAGCACCCTCACATAATCCTCTAAATTCTACAAAAGTGATATTTTCTTCCTTCACACAACGATTATAAGTTTTTCCAAATAACTTTTGAGTTCCTGCTTCATCAATAACAGGTTTTGATGGTTGAAGTGGTTCTGGTTCAATAATGTTTGTAGTTTCAATTTCTAGAGGTTTATAATTATCCCTCCAGTTTGTAAAATTTACACCTTCTGACTTATTTCCCCAGTTTTTTGCACCTTTCTTACGGCACTTGACTAAAGCACCAGATGCATATGCAGAAGGCCATACGGAGTAACGTGACTTTACCTTATGATAGCAGGCATCTTTTTTACCACTGTCCTTTCCTTTTTTATCCTTTGCTTCATTAACTTCCATTTCTTCCTTCATTTTTTTCTTAGAATCTGTAGAAACATAAGTTGGTTTAGCAGCACCAGTTTTTTGTTGTTGTTCGGGATCTGCTGCTTTTTTTCTCCTTTGTGCAGATAATCTTTCTGCTTTGGACATGCTTGCTCTTTTTGCTGAAGAAACGCATTTGGGTGTTCCTTCTCCAGGTTTATCACTAGCACAAGTTCCTCCAGTGACGACATTAACCCATCCAGACTTGCCATCTTTGGATTTGGAATTTTTAAACCACTTATGTAAAGTACCTTCTTGCATTAGAACTAAGAATCCTCCTTATTATTTAGAATCCCATCTTTTATAAGTTTTTGCAGTTCTGCAGTAGATCCTACAAATAGAGCATTATTATTAGTAATATTTTGTTTAGAAGATATATTTTCATCCATATCACGCATCTTCTTTTGCATATCAATCAATTTATCTGTTATATCAGCAACAATTTTAAGTAATTGTCCAACAACCTCAAATGATCTAGGACTTCCACCATCCTGTGCAATTTCCATTATAACATTGATTGACTCTTGACCTTTAGATATCAAAGAATAAAGTTGTCCTCTTGCATATTCATAATCTTTATCCAAATCTTCCACTGTAAATTTTTCAATGGAAGATTTAGTTTTTTGAAATTTTTGAACAGTTGTTTCAACAATAGAACTATCTACATCTAAAGCATCATTTATTTCAGAAAATTTTTCCATGTATTATGCGTCCTCACCAGTTACTGGATTATATGTCTTGAAGTCGGTAAAGAATGAAGTCGTCTCATTAAATCCAAAATCATCACCTAATGGGATCAGAGCGTCATCAAGTATGGTTATTGCATTGACTGCATCTCCAGTATAATGCTTCTGTGCTCCTGTTCCTTCTACACCTCTCTTAACCTTAATAGTATTTCCATCAACGGAAACAATTTCCATTGTTTCACTTCCAACTTCAATATAATCCTTAACAGAGAAAGTGGAAGCATCATTTATTGAAATGATAGTTTCCTTTAGATCAATGTCTTCAGTGATTTGTGTTATTGCATCATTATCATAATCCTTCACTGCCTTAGGTGTGACACTATATCTAATTTGTCTAGGGGCATTTCTTTGTAGTCCCATATGATAATCAACATCAACCTTTTTAATCAGTCCGGATGTTTCACTTGCAATAGCACCAAAAACGTAAGTTTTTGCTGTAAATAAAAGATTGTAGATTATGGTAGAATTGTCAGTGAAATTTCCTTCATAATCTGTTGTCATTTGGATATTATCCAAAATGATTGGAATGTCTTTTTTCTCACCTATAGAATCTACCATATTTACAGTCACACTAAATGCTGGTTGAAAATATGGTAAAATTTGTTCTATAATTTGAAGCATATCATCATTTTGCTTCGTAGCAATAGACAAAACAAAATTCAAATTATAAGGAACGGGCATATAAACCTTTTTAGCACTGTCCTGTGTTCCAGCACAAAAAGCTTTTGTTACCGTAGTTTTTCTGGAAGGATCGTATGAAATTCCAGTCATTTCAAATGCCATTCTAGGCAATGTTATCTGAACTCTGTTTTTATATGTTGCTTGCTGCTCAACTAATGCAAGGAATTTTTCCATTGGACCATATGCCAATGGAACCTTCATTTGTTGAGCATAAGTACCATCAGCATTTTTTGTTCGGAGTTCAATATTATTGAATAATGTTCCAAATGCAATAACAGTTTTACGAATAATCTCGTGATAAAAATATTGTCCTAACATAATTACTTATTATAAACACCTCTTGGATAAACCATACCAATTCTGGGTCTGGTCCTTGCCCAACCTCTCATAGTAGCACTCCCAAGTTGTTCAACGATACCGAGAAGTGAAATGCTATTATTACCTGAAGTTTGGGTTGGGTTTCCTGCAGTTACTGCAGAAATTGCACTTCCAATTTCATGTTGATTAGTAGTATCAGCAATATCTGTACTACTAGTAGTTGTTATTGAAAGATCTCCGAATGCATAGTTTGCCATCAGGTTGTCCTCGCACAGAATACAACACCCGAAGTCATATCACGGGTGCTATCATGATAGTATGATCCAGTAATTACTGTCCATACTTCACTACCACTGATTGTGATTGTATCTCCTTGGTTAATATTTTGATAATTGCTACCAATTTGAAACTGAATTAGTCCAAAATCATCTGGAATATAATAAGGAACTGGTGCAAGTCTTGTTGATAGTGGAATTCCTTTTAATACTGAATTGAAAAACGTTGCTGATGGCATTGTTTTGACAGTATTTGCATCATTAGGAACATGCTCTTTATTGCTAGAAGAATTCTCACCATATGAAGTATTATCTGCATTCCTTGCATACATATAACAATCTCCGTAATAGTTGGAATCTAAATCATCCCTATTTTCGGAGGAAAAATTTGACTTATATGCAGTATCAAAGAACTGACTAGATTCACTACCCTGGTAATTCCAGAAATATCCACACATTGAGGCTCTATATTGTCTACCTTGACTGCAAGGATAAGTTCTAAATAACAACCGAGAACTATCATCACCATCTGCGGCTTCTGGAATAATCATAGTATATCCACTTGAATATACATAATCATAATCCCATAAATCAGAATTAAAATTATGGAAAATCATAGTAGATCCCATATTATCAGTAATGTCTGAAGAAGACATTGAAGGTTGATGCCAGGAAAAAACAACAAAATTAGAATCTAAACCAGATCTATATAAATTTAGATTAGAATTAAATCCTGTTGATTGTGCAACTTTAATGCGGTCATTAGTATTATATCCACCCAGTTGCAGATATCTCGGTGAATAAGTATCATAATCTGTTATTTGACTATTATAACCATATTGTGATCCTCCTCCTTCTAAGCTTATACCTAGATCTGGAGTAGTTCCTCTAAAAGAATTTCCATATCCCCATTTATTATCAGCAGTGTTATCTGTGGTATGTGGGAGAAATGAATTTCCCTCAAATGCTAGCAATTCTGTGTCACTCACACTCTTAAATGCTCTATAAGTATACCCATATGTTTTTGAGGAATCTATTTCATGTCTAATAACTCCCCATGGATATGTTCCATTTACATCTTTATGGAAAAATGTACTAGTCGTTCCATGTGAACTTGGAGAAGCACCACCTTTGACATTAAGTTCAAAAGTAAGATTTGATGCACCATTTGAAGTTCCACCAATTTCAGATGCTGATACAGTAAGAGTTTCCCCGTGAACATATCCAGATCCTGGTTTTTCTAGATAAACATCTGATACTACTCCAGAACCGTTTCTATATACAGTTACTGTGCAACCACTACCACTACCACCAGTAGTAGGAACACTGTAATAATAATCATAAGTTGCAGCTGAAACTGTACCACCTCCAGTGACTGCAGTCAATGAAAGACCCAGACCAGAAAGAGGTCCTCCATGCCAACCGAGTGTTGCAAATGCACTTTGCATTTGCGTGAGCATATCTGCTCTTGTCCAGGGAGAAGTTAATGTTATTGTTGACTTAGTTATTGCCATTGTTTACTCCTTATGCCTCCAGTTGTAGAATTTTTAGATCCACTGATATTGGTTGAGTATCAGAAGATAGATTAGTTATTGAAATATACATTGTATTTGATACCGTATTGTCCATATTACCACCCATTACGAATGGTGATATGTTTTGTTGTGTGGAAATTCCGGTCGTTATAACTTCCGCAATAACTCCACTGCCTGGTGTTGGATCATCTCCAATACTTCTGGAAGCATCATTTGTTCTAGATGTACTATCAGTATATATTCGTATCCAACCTGCTGTAGATAATCCGACATACATTAAGGCATAAGATTTAAATCCAGTGAGGTCAAGTGTGCCAGTTGCATTTGGTGATAATGATCCAGTTGTCCCTTCAACTAAAGATCTAGAAGATAGAGTTCCACCACCACCTCCACCTCCGGTGTTTGTTGCAGTTGATATTCCTGTAATTCTTCCATCAGAATTTACTGTAATAACTGGAATTGATCCACCATCACCATAAGTTGCGGCAGATGCTCCAGTTAGACCGGTTAAGTTGCCACCATCACCACTAAATGATGTTGCTGTAACGACACCAGAAACATTTAAATTGTTATTAATAGAAGTATTACCAGAAATAGTTACACCCTCTTCTGTGGTTCTAAATCTTTCAAGAGTATGTGTACTACCACGATAGTACATTATAATTCCACCCATGGTAGTATTACCACTATCCGTCCTTAAGAGAGTATGTCCTCCTCCATAAGTTTTAATTTGAACATTTCCGGCAGCACGCAAATCAAGTACACCACCAGCATATGCATTTACAAATTCTATACCTTGTGTTCCAATACTTTGAATTGTTTGTGCCCCAGTAGAAAAGGCAATTCCTGCCACTGAAGAAATTAAACCAGTAAAAGTAGAAACTCCAGATACATTCAGATCACCTCCAACATCTAATTCATCACTTAAAGTTGTAATGCCAGTTATAGATGTATTACCAGTGATATTGATACTACCGATTCCAGTTATATTATTACTATTAAGATCTAAATTGCCACCAAGTTGTGGACTCGTATCCTGTACAATTTCTCCGATTCCACCTATTCCTCCACCATACCCACTGATCTGACTGGTAGTAATTCCAGTTAGATTAGATCCATTACCATAATAAGTTGCTCCAGTAACAATTCCTAAAGTTGTTATTCCGGAAACACTAACATTTCCAGTAAATCTACTATCACCTAAAACATCGACAAGATGTGTTGGTCTTGTGCTTCCTACTCCAACTCTTCCAAATCTATCAAGTACTACTAACTCATCATAAGAACTGGTATTATTATTATATCCCTTTATTTCTATTTGACCACTACTATCTAATCCACTATCTCCATTATAGTCAATTGCCATCCTTGGAGATAAAGATAAATTACCAGATTCCCACCATCTAATACCAGTTTCATAATCATTATCAATTGTATCACCGATAAAATCTATTAATCTTCCATCACCAATAAGTGCAATATTTCCAGTAACTGTAACTCCAGTACCAGTAGTTTCAAGTTTTTTAACACCATTAAATCTAAGATCTACAGATGAATCTCT